TACCATTGTCAAATACCCATTCTTTGCCTTCCATGATTCCATTAACAAAAGCATTTGGAGCAGATGGATCTGCAACAATGTCGATAGCGGCTAACATAAAATCTTCTTGGACTTCTTGATATCCGCCTTTTGATTTTAGGGAACCCATACCACGTGTAGAAACTCCGAGTTGAGCTCCTTCATCAATAAGATTTTTTACAATCTTACCCATTGGGGTATCGAGAACTTTGGCTTTACCATAAACATTTTTACCATCTTGGTAAAGTTCTTTTACGATATGTGAAACCCTATCAAGATTAACAGTGGGGCCAGTTGGGTGGTTTAATTCACCAAGAGCGCGGCCCTTTTGAACGTATTCGTTGATATATCTTTTGCACTCTTTTAAAAGAGTGTTGGTGGGGTATATCCGACCGTTTCTGTTCTTAACATCAGACTGCATGAAAACACCTTCAATGAAGTAATGTTTATCTCCATTGCCTACATTCTCTTTGATATACTTGATGTCTTCTGTTAGTTCTGTTATAAGTTTCATTTATTTCCTTTGTCCTGGAGCATCGCGTGGAGCATCGGGACCTTGTGTTGGATACTTACCTTTCCACCTTTGATATGCAACATACCATTCTGCATATTTCTTTTTATATTCTTGTATTGCTTTTATTCTTGCCTCCCAAGCACTCAGAGCTTCCAAATATAATTGATCGCCTTCAGGGCCTTTTGGAAATTTTTCACGAAGTGGTCTTGGTCCGGGACCATCTGGATATGGATTTCTTGGAGGTGATCCTGGATCAGGCCATTCTGGTTTTTCTTTTGAAGGTTTATCTTCACCTTTTCCAGGAGGAGGTGCAGACATTTCCGGTTCAACAATATACTCCGGAGATTTTACATTTTCATTTACATTCTTGAATAAATTTTTAGAAACTTCAACATATTGTTGTTTCAATCTATTTGAAACTTTTGAATACAAAATTTCAGAAGTATGTTCTTTAAACTTAAGAGCATTTTCTTCTAAAACATTTTTAATTAAATTTGAAACTTTATTTTCCATGGTTATTATTATTTATTATTGTTAAAGACTGTGATTATTTATTTTTATAATTTTTATAAAAATTAATATTTGATTTAAGTTGATGTGGAGTGCTTAAAATATCTTCAAGCATAATTTGTCTATTTTTAGAAGACAAACTATCAAACAAATTTACTAAATCTTTAAATTCTCCTTCAGTTAAAGATAAGTAAGATTCGTTTTTTAATTTAATTTTATTATTGAGTTTTGAATCATATTTTTCAACAAACTCAATAAAATATTTTAATTCATCTGATTCCTCAGTAACGGATTCATTGACAAAAAACTTTTCATTTAAATTTTCTTTAACTTCATTTATTGCTTCATTAATTTTAAATGACAAACAATCGGAAAGAGACTTTTTAAAAGCTTGATCTTCATCCTCTAAAAGGTTTTGAATTCCATTTTTTAAAATTTTAGTAGATAAATCCATCATTGTTCTTGTCCTGTTTGTGCTTGCATTTGCTGCAACATAGCCTGTTGCATTTGTTGTTGACGCATTTTTTCTATGTCTATTTTCATTTGTTGATCTATTACTTGCATTTCTTCATCAGTTTGCTTCAATATTTTTCTACGAATAAATTCTGATGAGAAATACTTTCCAACGTATGGTTCAACTATAGAAAGCATCTTGATGCGTTCCGCAAGAATTTCAGCTTCCTTTAGATCCCAGAAATAATTGTCAGTATTATAAACAAATTTAATTTCTTGTTTTAATGCAGCCCAATCGTCTTCTGTTACTATTCCACGTAGCAACAATTGTACGCGCAACATGTCATAAAATAGTTTTGAGAAATGTGCTCTGAGTCTATCAATAAATTTATAAAACTTTACTTCTTCTCTGGTAATTTCAACAGACCTACCCATGTTAAATCCAGTTTGATCAGCAACCAAACGGCTAAGGGGAACATTCAAAGAATTATAAAGCTTCTTTTTGAAGTAATCAACGTCTTCAATTTGTGACATTGCATTACCACCGGGAAGAGTTATAATTTGTGTTCCTTGTGATCCTTCACGACGTGGCAACCAATAATCTTCCAAAACAGAGACATGGTTTTTTTCGTCTCTAATTTCACCAGTACTTTGGTTATAGACTACCCGATTTCTAAATCGGCTCATCATATCACGCATATACTGTTCTGCTTTTTGTTTTGGTAGTTGACCAACGTCAACATAGAACACTCTGCGTTCTGGAGCACGGGCTACGCGGTAAACTAGAAGAGCATCTTCTAATTGTCTAAGCATGTTTAATGGTCTTATGGCTTTATGCAGATAACCAAGAACTCTCTTGGTATTCATGTCAATTACACCAGATTGAACATAAACAATACTATCTGTAGAAAGATGAAGACCACCGGGGCCAGTTAACAGATAAGAATCTTTATCAGAATCTGTATAAAGATAATATTCTTCAATTTCTGTTATCATGCTTATGGGTTGTTGAAAACCCTTTTGTGGTTCTTTTTTTACTTTACGAATCTTTTTAATCTTTAAAGGATCAATTGGAATAATCTCTTTTATTCCCTCTTGTGGGTTATCCTTATCAATTATAACATTATAAAAAAGTTTTGAATCAATATACCATCTTCTAAAAATTTCATATCCACGGTTTTGAAAATCTAATAGATGAATAAGTCTATCAAATTCTTTGTAAATTTTAGTTTTGATTCCATCAGAAATAGGAACATCACGCAAATCAATCTTAACGGGCTTTCCATCAGTTCCTTTTACTACGGCTGCATTAACAATTTCTTCTATGGCATTATCTACTTCAGGATAAACAGCCATATTTCTATATTGAATAATATTACCAGATTCATCTCTTAGCGCACCAGTATAATCAATAGCACTACTAAAAAACCCACCAGCCTCAACAGTTACAGTACCATCGTAAGTCTCAGGTACTGAAAATTTTTGCAAAATATCTTCTTGAGTTTTTTCTGCAGTTTTTTTCTTTCCAAATTCAAATCCAAATAGTTCAATTTCCATATGATTATTTATCGCCTTTTATTAAGCGCCAGTTATTTGATTAGTTCCTGTAAATAGTTCAATGTAATCATAAATCAAAACAACAGTAAATTGATTTATTGTATTTGGATTAGCCATATTAAGAGACATATCCATTATACTTCTTGGCCAAACTCCATACATTTTAAATACTTTTAATGAAGGATCTGCCTCACCATTTAAGTTTAGTTGTTGAACGGTCCAGCCATCTTGTTTATAATTTATGGGAAAATCAGAAATATTAGTAGTATGTGCGTTTATTTGATTCTGCCAAGTATGAAATTTTTTCCAGCTATTATATAATTCTGGTGTATCGTCTATAACCGCAACACTCCAAGCAGAATATTGTTTTTCTCCTGGATAATAACCTTTTCTGCCAAAATAATTGTATTCTAAAGTTAAAGTTGACAGTGATGGAATTTGTGTAGCTCTTATATGAAATGATGATACAGATCCACCACTTTGATTGGCTCCTGGAAAATTTCCAGTTACGACAAATCTATTTTGCCTTGCTCCCCCTGAAAACGCATTTTTAAAATCAGAAATGTGTATTGTCATGTTCAGATACCTGTATCTATTGAATACCAATCAAATGTCAATACGACATTAAATATTGTTTGATCTGCTTTTGCCATATCAAAATCCATGCTACTGATTTGGCTTGGCCAACAATTTTTTAAAGTTATTTGTCTTAATGGAGTAGTGCCGCTTGGTTGTCCATTTAAAGGAAGTTGTTTTACAGTCCAATCTCTTTGTAAAGCACTATAATCAAAATTACTATTTGCAACTTGATGTGTTAAATGGCCGTCTAATAATTCTTTCCACGTATTAAAAGCTTTCCATAGATTATTGGAATTATTATCATCATATATTGAAACTGCCCAGTTTCCGTATGATCTGTCTCCAGCAAAATTTAAAAGTCTACCTCTGTATGGAACTTGAATTGTTCCGAGTTCTGCTTTAGG